ATAGGAGTTGGCTCCTTGAGGAGTTTATGTCTTATTTACTCGAAACTGGATCACATAACTCTGATTTAGATTATTATCTGCCTAGTTTTAGAGATCTAGATGATGTAACACACACATTGCTGAAGGATTTCTATAATAAGGGTAGCAGTGAATTGAAGAAAGCATTGAGTCTAAATCTAATGGTTTGGCTAGAGATGATTGAGAGATTGGCTAACTTTCTGCTCGCTTCTTCCCTTTTTGGGATGAGTCATGACCATGCATCAGTGGACAACCTGGGCTACTCAGATATACTCTGTGTTGTGGCTGGAGGGCAAGGAATACTAGCTACCAATAAAACCAGAAGTTTCACAGTGGTTAGCAGATACTCCAAGTATACACCATTAAACCCCGGAACCATAGATTATGGCGGAGTGGCAATTAGTAAATGGGGACAATTACACAAAAATATGGTTATGAGTTTGCTATCGATAAAAGATAGATGTCTCATGTATTATGTGACTACAATGAATAGGTCTAGTCCGATGCATTTCATCTTTTCTGCATTATTAGCATTGAATGGAAGAAGGAAAACTGAAGGTTGTGTTCATAATCTTAGGTATGCCTTAGTCAACCCATTGGCTGAATTCACCAACCTGAGCAATATCTTAACAAGCATAATAACAGAACCGGTATGCTCATTGACTAGTTTCATTTACTCAAATTTCTACAAGTATTACCCATCTTATCAGGATTTCTTGCATAGAAATAGGGAGCAACAGGGTGATTATTTCCAAGAAAGTAAGGAAACCATCAAGAGTCCTGTGTCTGGTTTAGCTATAGCTTCAATACAAGAATTTTCTATGTGTATTTACAGCACCTATTTGATGCAACCTGGAACTTATGAGTCTGCAGCAGAACATAGGTTGAACACAAAGGCTGTATTGGAAAATTTGACCACTATTGATAAGAATGACTACTATAAAGTGGTTGAATGTAAAGGAGATGAAATGCTTGTTTATGAAATGATGGAATCTTACTCAAATGATGTGAATAATGACTTATATTTCAGCAAAGAGAGTGCCGCATATTGTGGTGTATTGGCTAAAGCTATGTTATCTAAAACTTCATTCAACCCTTCTGGTACTTGGCAGAGTATAAAATCCAGATCCTACTTGTCTGGTGCTAAAGCTACAGGTATGAGAGGTTACAAGAAGGAAAATAGGTTTGGTTCCAAAGGCTTTATAGTTTTCATGGATCACTTTATTGACTATTATAACCTAAGTGAGGAGGAAGTGAATGATTATTTGGAATTATTGGAGGATCAGAGTGACGAGGCTTATTACAAGCTAAATAAATTCTTATCCAAAGGTTACAAGACATATGACGAACTGTATGATTCATTCTTAGATGTAGAGAAACTAGTTTTCGCTATGGCTGATAAATTACAAAGGAGTTTTAATAGAGAAATTTATGTTATGGACCTTTACACCAAAGTCCTGCAGCAACCTTTGGAGTCATTTTTTGCTCAGATGGCCTCACATATCGAGAATGAAATAATCTCCATACCTAGTGACAGCAGGCTGCAGTTTATACATAGCAAGTTCTTTGAAAAGGAAGATGATTATAAGTTCTTTGTGTATTTGGTTCTCGACTGCAGGAGATGGGGGCCAAAAAGCTCATTGCAAAAGTATATGTATTTCATAAGAGCAATGAGAGGCTACCTACCTGATGATTTGATTGACAAGTTCAACAAAGTTTTCCTTAAGATGCA